CTTGTTGCTGCCCATCGGGATGTTAGCCGTGGGCGTGGATTGACCGTCCTTGGTAATGCAGTTGGTCAAGCCGGTAGCAAGGTCAGCCGTCAGAGCGTTGAAAACGGTTGACGAGATAACCGTGTTGGCAACGACCGGCTGGCCTGCCGAATTGATGACAAATACGCCGCTGCCGTTAAAGCTCATTGCCGCTTCCTCTTAAGTTCTTCCGCAAGTTTCTCGCGCTTTGTCTTTTGACGTTGCTGCGAACCGACAGCCGAAGCTGCTGCGATGGGGCGAAGCGACTGTGGTGCATCGCCATACCAAAATCGTGATCCAAGATACGGAATGCCAAAGGCGCTAATTGGGTCAAAGGCGCTTGCTGCTCCAAATCCTGTCATGCCAGCAGCACCTGAAGCCGCTCCAATAGCCGGGCCTGCGGGGCTGTTAAACATTTGCCGACCGCCTTGCAAAATGTCTTGTGCAAACATTCGTTGTGCGGTGCCGCTGTTAGGAATAGGGTCAGGAATCAACGCCATGCCCGCCTTGACCAAGTTGGTAAAGCTATCAGCATCTTCATCGCCCTGCGTCCACTCATCTGATCGCAACTTCATTTGAATGTTGCCAATCTTTCGCGGGTTAACAAACCCTGTGTTGAGCGTAACTTGCGACGGATCAAGCATAGAATCTTCAATCGCTTTGAAAATGGCATATTCGCGGTTAGCTTGACGCCATGCGTTAGCCAACTCTGGCGATGCCTGACGCTCTACTAATCCAAACAGCGCATTTCGCAACGTAATCAATGCTTGCGCGTTCTTTACCGACCCCGCCTCATTGCTGCGCTCGGCTTTGCGTATTTCCGCGCCTAAATCTTCAGCCAATCCCTTAAAGGTTTGACCTTGGCGCGGCGTTCCGCTTGCCCAATTCAGCACCGCATCTCGGTATCCAATGAACGAATCTTTAATGTTTTGCGGCGCGCCTTGCCCAACAATTTGTTCGGCGCGAGCCAAATCATCAATCATCTTTTCATCGGGGCCGCCAAGCACCGTTGATTGTTCAAGATCGTTGTAAATATCGCCAAACCGACGCTGTGCGGTAGACAACACATCAGGCGTGGCGGTATCTGCGTTAATGCCAGCGTGACTTAACAGCGCTTTTGTGTAAGAGCGCATTTGATCGTCCATAAACCGCGCAGAACGCGGCGCAGACGGTGGCAAATACTTCATTACGCTTTCAACAGTCTGCGTCAATGGCGCACCCGACCGCTGACCCGGCGATACGGGAACACCCGCTCGCTCAAGCCGCGCCACGTTACCCATGCGAACGTCTTGCGGCGGCATTGGTGTAACAGGCGGTTGTGTTAGCGGCGCTCCGCGACCTGTAGGCGTGCCTGATGCGGGCGGTGTTGGCGGCATTGGCCGTGTTGCACCCGATTGTACTGGCGGTGTTTCTGGCCTAAACGAACCCATACGCACAAACGGAGCCGTGCCTGCCGCCATACCCACTAACGACGGAACAGGTTCGGGCAAACCAACCTCTCTTGCGCCTTGTGCGCTGACGCCAGCAATGCCTGCGCCTGCGGTTTGTGCGCCGGGGCTTTGCGCCATGATGTCAATAATGCGTTGCGTAGTGGTTTGCGGCACCGTTCCGCGAGCGGCTTGCAATGCCGCGGCACTTTGAGCACCAGAAAACCCACCTAATGCGCCACGAACGCCAGAGGACGCCATGCGTTCAAGCGCGGTGTCGTATTCGGGCAATCCTGCGCGGGTCATCAGGTTTTCAACGCCTTGGCTTGCTTGACCGCCCGTCATTAAATCGGCTGCGGTTGAGCCAAGTCCGTAAGCGGTCATGCCTGCGATCGCACCGGGAATAGCGCCAACGCCCATCAACGGAGCGCCTGCCGCTGCCCCGGCTGCGCCAGCAGCTACATACGGGCCGACAGCGCGAACCGCCTTGCCGCCTGCTGTACGCAATGCGTCTAACAAGTCACGGTTAGATTCTGGCGGCTTTATTTCACGGTCGCCAATGCGCGTTACCGTAACGCTTGGTTCACGACCTTTTGCAAGGTCATGTTTGGCATACGCTTCATCTTCGTTTGCCGCTTCATAAATTTCGCCTTCAATGCGATATTTAGGCATTGCTTATCTCCCGCCGCCGGGACGACCGCCGCGACGACGAGGCGGCAAATCAATTATTCCATCGTCTTTGGTTTTACGAGATTGATTGTATTGCGAGTACCAATCATCAATGGTGGATTCTGAAAGGTTGATTTCATCGTTCCACAACCGATCAAGCGTCTTTAGAGCAGTTGTCACAACCTGCTTGTTATCAAGGTTGTCCAATATCTGCTGCCGAGCGCGAAGCGCATCCGCATCTGTCTGCGGGCCTTTGGCACGAGACAAAATCATATTGACTTGTTCGGTAACAAACCGCTCAAGTTCGTAATAACGGTCATACGCTGGACGAGTTTCCTCGTCATACGTTTCATCACCGCCAAACGCTCTTTCAGCCGCATAAACAACGCCCGCGCCCTTATAAAGCGGCAACTTTCCGTCTTGAATATCTTTAATAAATTTGTTGGTGCGTTGTGACGCAATTGCAAACTGACGCGAATTGTCTTGTTCGCTAACAATTTGCGTTCTAACAGTTGCAGGCATATTCATTGGGCGAGTCGGGTCTTGCGGGCCGCCGGGAATTGGTTCTAGCTCATTGTTTTCGTCATAACGGTATCCAGACGGCGCTTTGCCGCGATCACTTGCTTGGCCTGCCTTTGTTTTTTGGAACGCTAACTTTTCTTCTTCAAGGCGAATTTGCTCTTTTTGATACGGCGTCATGGTTTCTGGCGCTTCTGTACGAGCTTTAATTTTACCAATGTCGCCAGTTCGTTGCGCTTCAACAACAGATGCCATGTCAACTTTGGTTGGATCAAGTGGCGCAAGTTTTAAATCAAGCTCACGCGGCATTGTTTTTTCATATTGCGCGGCAGCAAACTGCTGCACCATCGGGTTGCTGCTTTCAAACCCTTCCAACGCTCGCGCACGTTTCTGCGCTGCTGTCAGCGGGCCGCCAACCTGCATCTGCATCGGTTGGCTAAAGTCAGGTTGACCGTCTGCGCCCATCACGGGCATCAAACGCTGGTTAGGCGCTGCAATGGCGCTCGGCTGTGCGTATTCCGTGCTGCGGAACCCCGGTTGACCGTATGGCACGGCAGGGCCACCGCCCGGCTCCGTGTTGATCATCGGCATCGGCGCTTCCATAGCGGCAAGTTGCGCCATGTTGACGTTGCGCTGCTCGGGGTCAAACGAACGGATGTAATCAGCGAATTCTGTGCGGCCTGCCTTTTCTGCCTCGGCCTTGGCTTCTTCTGCCTGACGACCTGCGCGGGCGGTCATAAAGCTCTGCAATGCCTTCACAAGCGGCGCAGCTTTGGGGATCGGCGCTGCGTTGCCTTCCATCGGCTCGTACTGTTGCTGTGCAAGAGCTTCAGCCAAAGCAGCACGGCGACGGGCTTCTTCTACTTGACGCTCGTACTCGCTTGGTGCGCGAAAGGTTGGGACGTATCGTACTGTTTTAGCCATTTTCAAAGTCCCCTCTGTATGAGCCTCCCTGCGGCGTTGTCATACCTGCGGGAGCGGGCATACGCGGGCGCTGCATCATGCCGCCCACTTGCGGTGAGCGTGCCATGCCCATGCGCGGCGGCCCCATCTGCGGGCTGCCCATGCCACTCATCGGTGGGCCGTAACCCATCGGACGACCGCCCTGCATTGCCTGCGGCGGGCCGTTAAAGTTCATGGCCTGCGGCGGCACACCGGGGTTGGTGTTAGGCGTACTACCTGCGTACATCAGATTGGGCTGCGGGACGTTCCGCATATTGTTGCCGGGGCTGTTGAGCGACAGATTTCGCTCCTGCATTGCCAGCATACGCGCCATCTGCTGCGGTTTTCGGTCAGGTGTAAATCCGTTCATTGTTTATCTCCCGAATAAGCCGCCCATAAGACCAAGCGGGCCGCCTGCGGCAGAGCCTGCAATACCCGCGATGCTGCCGAGGAGGCCCATATTTGCGTTGTATGCGCCCACTTGGTTCTGGTAATTGCGTTGTGCAAAATCGCCCGCTGCTTGACCGGCTTGGAATACCGGCGCAGGTGCGACCGATACGCCTTGATAGCCTTGGAACTGCGGGATGCTGACCTGACCGCCTGACAACAAGGCGCTGATCTCGTTGACCGGCAACGAGCGAATAGCCGCCTGCTGGGCAAGTGCCTGCTGCACAGCGGTGTTGTAAAACTGCTGGTTGGCAATGTTTTGCTGGAACTGCTGTTGTTGGGCAGCATTGCCAGCGGCCTGTCGCGCCATGTCCTGCTGGAACCGCTGCGCCAACGCGGCGTTGCGGGCTTCCTGCTGCTGCACAACCTGCTGGAATTGCTGCCCCTGCACGGCGTTTTGCGCTTGCTGACGAGCCAACTCCTGTTGCATAGCCTGCGCTTGGGCTTGGTTGTAAAACCCTGCGGCTCCTTGCGCTTGACCGGCTTGTTGGGCTTGTCGTGCAAGGTTGAATTCTTGCGCGGCCAACTGCTGCTGGAAGTTCTGCCCGGCAGCTTGGTTATACATTTGCTGCTGGGCTTGCGACTGATTGAAGATTTGCTGCAACGCCTCGTTTTGCGCCCGCGCCTGATCAAACGTCGTCTGATAGTTTTGCGCGAGAGCCTGATTGGCGAGTTGCTGGGCCTGTTGACCCATGCCAAATTGCTGCATTAGCCCTTCGCGGTTGAAGCCCGCCGCACCAAGGGCTTGCTGGTAATTCTGTGCAATGGCAGCGTTTTGCGCTTGTTGCGCTGCAATCGCTTGCTGGAAGTTTTGAGCAACAGCCGCGTTTTGCGTCTCTGCCGCTTGTTGTCCCATGCCGAACTGCTGACCGGCCAACTGTGCGCCAAGTTCTGTCATGCCAACGGCCTGACCAAAGCGTTGCGCTTGAGCGGCACGCTGTCCTTCCTCGGCAGCCAACTGATTCTGCAAGTTTTGACGCATTGCCTCGTTTTGCATCTGTTGGGCGGCTTGGCCCTGTGCAAAATTCTGTGCAATGGCTTGATTGATTGCCTGCTGTGCCTGCTGTCCCGTCTGGAACGATGCCAGTTGTGCTTCGCGGCCAAACTCGCCCGCTGCCAACCGCTGTGCAAACTGTTGCGCTTGTGCTTCGTTGGCAAATTGACCCGATTGCAACGCCATCTGCGTGTTTTGAGCGATGGCTTGATTGCGGGCCTGCTCGGATTGCATCCCTGCGCCAAACCGCGCCAGTTCTGCTTCCTGACCAAATTCTGCGCCTGCCAACCGCTGCTGGAACGCTTGCTGTTGAGCGGCGTTCTGCGCGGCTTGCGTAGCCAGCGATCCTTGCAGGTTCTGCTGCAAGCCAAGGTTGTACAGCCCCGCCTGCTCCATGCCCGCACCAAAGCCCGACAAAGCGGCTTGGTTGGCAAACATAGCGCGGGATTGCTGCTCTGCAAATCCCTGCTGACGCGCCGCTTGATCAAGGCTGATACCCTGCGCTGCGGCTTGCAACAGAAGGTCGTTTTCCTTCTGCATCTGCGCCGACATGGCGGCGTTATACGCCTCACCACCCGGTCGTAGACCTTGGTTGATCAGTTGCGTCTGGAGTTGCTGACGCTCACCTTGCAACTGCGGTGACAAACGCGACAACAGCGCCTGTTGCGCCGTCATGCCCGCATTGATTGGGCCTTGTGCAATACCAGATAGGTCAATCTGACCCTGTAACTGCGGGCCTTGCACAAACTGCTGGGCGTAACCGAATTGGCCTTGTGCGGGGCCAGCGGCAGGGCCGCCGATGCCGGTTAAATCAAGGCCGCGCAACTGTGGGCCAGCAACGGTGCCGCCTTGTGCTTGACCGTAGTACCCGACGTTGCCTTGAACGCCTTGAACACCGCTGGTGTCCAAACCGCCAAATTGAACGCCAGCAGGGCCACCGCCAGCCAAGCCGAAAAGGCCGCCTGATGGGCCGCCTTGGGCGTAACCGTATGTCGCACCGCCAACACCCTCGGCAACACCGCCAACACCGCTGACGTTTAAGCCTTGAAGTTGTGGTGCAGCAGGGCCGCTGATTGCAGGGCCAAAATCAAATGCGCCGGGGGCAATGCGCGCAAAAAACCGCGCTTCATCTAATTGCCCAAGATTGGAAGGCGCAACAGGGCCGCCCTGTGCCATCCCAAAATACTGATTTTGTACGTTGCTTGCGCCCTGCACCGGCAAGTTAACCGATGCTTGTTGCCCCGGCCCGACCTGACCCGGCAACCCTTCAATGTTGTACCCGGCAATCGGTGTATAACCGCCAGATGGCGCACCAGCCAAGCCTGTTGTCGCGTAATTAACGTCTGTATAACCCGGCAATTCGCCGCCAACTACGCCGCGATCAATCGCGCCTGCGTTTGCGACGTTGTACTGGATGCCGGGAATGCTACGGGCGTCAAAGGCTGACGCAATGCCAAGATTGCCAAGCCCTTGTGCAGCGCCACGCGCCGCTTGTGACAAATACAGTTCTGCCGCTTGCTGTTGTTCTAACGTCGCCTGACCCGTTGGCGTCAGCGATTGGCGAACAGTCGGTTGCTCAATGAACGTCGTGAACTGATCTTGGTTAGGAGCTTCGCCAGCGTATTCGGGGCCGTATTGGGCAATGCGATCCTGATAAGCCTGCAACGCCTTGTTGTAAGCGTCGGTGTCTACGGTCGGGGTTTTCTGCCAAGTCACCGTCTGCGACCCGGTGGGGCCGTAGATGTTGGGATTGGACATATATGCCGACTGCTTGGCAGCGGCCAAGTTCGCCTCACCCTGCTTGATGGCTAGGGTGGTGTAGTCAGGCGCTGGCGGCGGTGCTGGTGATTTTTTGCCCATACCTCGGCTCCAAGAAACGACACCTGTCTGGTGTCTGCGTCATAAAAACAATGTCTCCGTCAGGTGCGCCGTCTTTAATACGCGCTTCCTCCGAAAACCCCATTTTCGTGACCAGTTTCAGCGCCCGGGTATGGTTGCTGGAAATCGGCCCTATTATCTTATCAACATTTGCGACGTTGTAGGGATAGTCGTACACAGCGGCCAAATATGCCGGTGTGACTTGATCCCAAGTGATGTGGCAAACGACCGATCTGCCGTTCCACATCTCATAAACCGTACCGGCGACAAGCTCGCCGTCTCGCTCTAACCCAATGGCAACAGAGCGGTCGGGGTTATACGCCCCGTCTGTGCGTGACATCACCCAATGGCCCACATGGGGGCCGCTGACTATATTCCAGCCCATCCGAGTTGATACACCACATCAGTTGATGCCCACTCAAGCGATACGTTTTTGCTGCTGCTGTTGAAAATGATGCCGCCGCAATAACCGATACCGCTCAAACCTACCACCGTGTTGCTCGCAATCGTGTTGCTGCCCCAAATGGCCTGATCCCATAGACCAACGTCCCACAAACCATAGTTAGTGCCGACAAACGACAGCGCACCGAGGAAGTCATCGGTCTGGAAATCAACCGCAATACCCACGCCAATGGTCGGCTGACCGTTGGAGTAGGTAGTTGTGCGGCCACGGGTGAAATATTTAATGACGCCACGAGTGTCAAAGTAGTTGAAGGCTTGTAGTGCCCTGCTGTTGATGGCCTGACCGTTGTCGTTGTAGCCCGCCGAGCCGGTTCCGGTCGTCCAAGCCTTTGCGACATAGCCATCCGAACCGTAATACGGCTCATCGTTAAGCGATGACCAGCAGTTTGCGTACCAGCCGGTGAACCGACACCACGCCTTTGTGATGTTGTTCATCACAAACTGCACTTGCGAGTTTGACGCAATGGGAATGTTGACGATGAGAGCGTTGTTTAGCGGGTGATACAGCATCCCCCAGCCAAAGTTGTTCTTGTACGTTTTGGCGGCTAGTGCAAACGCACCTTGAATCTTGTCCGATAGCGCCACGTTGGGGTCAAGGCGTGAAGATTGCAGCGCCGATGCCATCGGAATCAGGCCATCCAGCGTCAAAACCAGCAAATCACCGCCGTATTTCAGCAAGCAACGCTTGGAGATAGGCGCACCGATGATCCAAACGCCGATTAGCGCCCATGTGGAGGCGCTAGAGGGGTCGGTTCCGCGATAAACGATGACCTCGCCCTGATCGGTGACAAAAACAAGGTTGTCGTCAACGCCATAACCTGCGTCAATCGTCCACGACGCCATAGATACAATGCTGCCGCCCAAGTGCGCGACCGATGACAGGTCAAGCGCGTTGGCCGCACCGCCAACAGATGCTGTCGGCAAATACCATGCTTTCAACGTGTCCTTTTGGATAAACCACATCCTGTTTTTAAACAGGGTAGGCGAGGTAAGCGTAGTGGTAGTGACGCCTGTAATGGCAGGCGTGGATGCTCCATCAATGGCCGTCCACGTTGATCCGTTATACAGCAGCGGCTTGTCTGCCCCGTTTGCGGCATAAAGATAACTACCGCCAGCGGTTGTAACGTTGGTGTATTCCCAGCGGTTGTTAGATAAACCTGATACCGCTGCGGCTCCTACCGGCCCTGCCACGGTAACATCAAAAATACTCCCGCCAACAACAGCAAATAACTTGTCTGCGGTGCCAGAACTATAGGTCATCAGCGTTTCAACTTGGCCTGTCATGCCTGTGGCGTGCTTGTCGTAGCCACCGCGCAACGTCACGCTGCTGACGCCGGGGAACAAATTGTCTAACGTAACGGCATCCGTGGGGGCCATGTTGGCAAGCGCATCGCGTGCGTTCCAGCCGCCCACAGGGGCGGGGAGGGACGCCACATTGGCTTGTGTGCGCTGGATAAGGCGGCGGCGAACGGGCGAGGCCATTTAGTTGTTACCCGTGCCGTAGCCCGAGTCGGGGATATTGTCGTATCCAATGAGTACGGTTCCCGGTCGTGGTGCAAACGAGAGATTGGCGGCTGCCGTGTCCTGCGCCACCGCTGCTTCCAGTTCCATCAAGAAATCGCGGTACAGCGCCGTGGTGTCAAAGCCCTTGGCCTCAAAGTACTTGAGCTTGGTCATCAACACCATTACGCGATCTGGGTAAACGCAGGTGTCGTTGTCAGCGGTAAAACTGTTTTGCACCAAGCCTGTTGAACTGTATGCCCAGCCCTTGCTGCGGTACTCAAAGCCGAGCAACTCGCCCGCGTTCATACCCGGCCAAATCTGGAAATACTGACCAAGCAGACGCCAGCGGATACGGGGGCCGGTGCTGATGTAGCCCGACAGCAGCCATTCCCATTGCTGCGGTGACTCGGGGCCGAGCATTTCCCAACGCTTGCTCTTATCCCAATGCGTGCGGTTGACCGTGCTGTAGTAGTCAGCAGGCATGGAATACTTCACTTTCTGGAAGAT